TCAAGACCAGCACCATATGTGCCACCAATGGCTGGTGGTAGTGCTGGCGAACCATCAACATATGTGCCATCGACAAGATATAATTATGAATAATGTAGAACTAAGATGGGTTGCAGAGAGAATATCTTCATCACATAAGTCAATGACCTTACAGTATAGAGTATATAAAGACCATGAGGAACCATGTCCAGGTCATTATTGGTCAGAATGGATGACTGTACCGACTGTAGATAAGGAAGATACTAATGATTGAAGTAAAACCTACCACACATGACAGAAGATAGAGATTATCGAAAGGCTCTAGGATTTGCTAGTGCTTCGGCTATAAAAGATTATATGTCCGCAAAGGACTTGAAACTAATCAATTGGGACTTGATACAACTATACAATTCGAGGTTGATTGAATCATTTATAAAGATACAATCAACCATGCCGACAGACCATTTATCTATTGAGAAGATAGTAACTGATGCATATTTCACGATACGAAACAACAATCTATTAGCACAGTTTAACAATCACGGGCGCAGTATAGAATCAGTCTACTACAATTGGATGCAAGGCTATATCACAGCAACAATCTTCAAATCATTTATCGAAGAACAATTGAACTGTAAACTAACTCAAAACGGTGCAGATGATTTAAACAAACCACAGATATTCGCAAAGAAATCTGATCCCGATTTTATTGATGCAAACAAAAAGATTTTTGTTGAAGTCCAAGCAGGATTCAAAGGTGGTAAGATAGATATTAAACGGTCAAAGATAAAGACAACCTTATCAGACTATGACTATTATATTATGTGTATAGACTGCTTTAATGGTAAGTATTGTATATTATCAGTGAAAGAACTGCTAACACTGCCAGAATCAGTATGGTACAAGAATCCTCAGTGGGAGAATGCATTGTGTTATACTATAGATGAGAGCAAGATGAAGCCATGGGTGCGAAGATATACACTAGAATACTTCTATACAGAGTGCAATAATGTGTAAAATAGTGGGGTGTAAACGGTAATATTAAATATGCCAGGAATCTTCAGAGAGAAAGAATGCCCGAGGTGTGGGATAAAACACCGCAAAAGAGGACCATATTGCTCTGCATCATGTGGTAATGTGCGAGAACATAGCGCAGAAACGAATGAGAATCGCAGAATCGCCATGCTTGAGTATCAGCAGACACCAGAGGGTGTCGCTACACTAGAGAAGATACGAAGAATAAACAGTGGCGAACAGAGTGACTCAGTGAGTATCGATGAATTCGCAGTGGGTGTGCCAGACATACCAGACATGGATGGCTACGAAGGCTGGGATGTAAGCGGCAAGTGGTAGTGTAACCCTCTATTATATCACAGAAATCCGAGCCTGTCAACATAAATCTTGTTGTTTCTACGCAACAATAGCACTTGACAAGTGTGCCAGTTTGTGCTATTATATGCATATGCTGAAAAGAAAACCCCGCCAAGACAGAAACCATGTGCTGTATCGTGTAGAGTGTATAGACACTGGCGATAGCTACATCGGTCTGACTGTAGCGCAGGGACAAGCATATCTCCGTTCGGTCAAAGTCCGTTGGCAAAAGCATATGAGCCGAGCCAGATGCGAGAATAAAGCATGGGCTATGTGTACTGCTCTCCGTGAACTGAGTGACTGTACATGGACATATGAAGTTATTGAAGTTGTCCGTGGTCGCAAACCAGCGCACCAACGGGAACGACAATTGATTTCTGAACTGAATCCCTCACTGAATACATTCTAAGGAAACACAATGAAAGTTGTTAGCAAATATTTCAACGAAGAACTTGGTGTCTATGTGTCAGTCCTCGCTACTCGCAAGGCTCGACCAGATGAACGAACTTGGCCGATGAAACGGGGAAGCATTTCCTACAACGGACACAAAGTTGCTGAACTGAAAAATCTTGGCTATTGCAAAGCATCCAACGGAGGTCGTTAACATGCATTTTATTGTTGGTATCATATTGGGTCTGGTAATTGCTACTCTCGGTCCCACAAAGTGCATAGAACTAGCCCACCAAGGTTTGCAACAATTGCAAACTAAAGTGAACGAAGCCGATGCTGATTCCTATAATCATGTGCTTATCATAGACGGAAAAGAATATCGCCGTAGCAAGTAATGTTGTAAAAATACAACAAAAAAGTACTTGACAAATAGGTGCAGTTGATGTATACTGTATTCAAGTTAGCAAAAAAGCGAGACTGAAAAATGAGTAAAATGTCAAACCTGAGTTTGGAAATTGAAGAACTAGCCTGTGCTGGTTACTGTAGTAGTGAGATTGCTGAGATTGTGAAATATCCTGTTGAGTTAGTTGAATCCTTTCTCGAAGAATTCGAACTGCAAGCAATGGTCGAAGTCTTAACAGATTGAACCACACTGAGACCGCCGAGGAACGGTGGTACCACAAAGACCCATGCCAACATGGGTCCTCAGGTGTAAGACAGAGGGATCGGATCCCCGAGGTCGCCAGTTGAAAAATTACTGGCAAATAATGCTTGACAATAGTGCCAATCTGTTGTATACTGTAGTCTGATTAATCGAAAAGGAAACCAAATGTCTTCACTTAAAGAATACACCCTCGAAATTTATAAGACTGACAGGCGCACTAAAGAAGGTCGCCGTTTAGTTGCTACTGAAGATTTCGCACCTAGCACCGAGGCATATATCAAAACCGTTGCTGAATCCAAAACAAAACTTGGTTTTGTCGTTGAAGTTTTTGAAACTTATGTTACCAGAACAAACATGATGGGTGGCAAAGAATTCCAAGAACGATACGATACACCCTACTATTGCTCACCCTCATCCGAATCTTTTTGGTCAATGTAAGGAATTGAAATGAATGAAGTCTTGACAAGTTGGGAAGAGATGACTGTCCTAGAGCAGATGCAGTGCCAGTACTGGGACATGTACAAAGACGCATATGGTGTTCGCCCTCGTGGTGTTGATACAACCAGCTGGACTGAAGCTGACTTCATGGCTGAGTTTGACTTACTCGCTATGGTTATCAATGCTGAAGACTTGGCTCGTAAAGAAGCCGAAGCCATTGCTATAGAGAAATTCGAACAGCATGTAATCAACACCATGTGCATGGGTGCTCGTGACCGTGAAACAGCACTCCGCTGGATTATGGATGCTGGTCATGCTAATGGTGACTGGGAATACTTTTGTTTTCTGAATGGTCTCCCATATCGTTATTTTGAGAAAAAATAACACTTGACAAGTGTGCCAGTTTGAGTTATACTGTAGTTAAGTTAGTAAGAAAGGTCACCGATGAAAGCAAAAATCCAAATCACCTCCATAGAAAATATGAGGCATTTTGGTGGCACCCTGCCCACAAGGCGGTGGGGATTTTGCGAGATTGTTCGGTCCGTGACAATCGAACCCTGCCCTTTTGGCATTTATGATGATGGTTGCTACGGCTACATCACAATCGGTGGCAAAAAATTCACCGTTACATCAGGTTGCGAAGGCAAACTTTTTGAAATTAGTGCGTAAAAAACACTTGACATTTCTACCAATCTGTTGTATACTGTAGTCTGATTAATTGAAAAGGAAACAAAATGTCTCTGACCGCATATGTTGATAGAAAAAATTCATTCGCTAAAATCTTTGGTAGCCGCCAACTAAGTTTGCAAAATGCCGCTGACCGCCAAGCCATTGCCGATAGCATTGATTCGGATTTGAGTCCCGAAAACCTGACTTGTGACGGTGAACTGAGCCGTAGCCAAGTACAGGCTCGTTACAAGGCTTTGACCAAAGCCGCTAAAGAACTGCAAAAACTCGACCCCTCCGTTAAGTTTTATGAATTTGCTTAATGTTGTAAAAATACATCTGTTGTAAAAATACAACAAGAAAACACTTGACATTCCTACCAATTTGCGCTATACTGTAGTTAAGTTAGTTGAGATTGAAAAGGAAAAAAGATGTTTATCGCTCTCTGTGTTTTTACTGTTCTGGTCCTGATTGGTGCTTCCGTGTCAGGTTCTGTTAAAACCCTCGGTTAAGGAAAAAAGATGAAATACGGAATGTTCTCAAAAGACGGTGCTAAAGCTGTCTCTGGTCTTGTCATGTATCACAAAGCGGTTAAAAGCCCTTGGCCAGCCGTTGAGGCTGACCTCCGCAAACTCGCTAATTATGCACAGTTTGCCGAAGCCTTTGATACTGTAGTCCGTGAAATGGTCTATGATGAACTTGGTTTCACTTCCGACTTTTACATTTAATTGAGGATTGTATATGCGTACTAAGACCTTTATTGACGGTTTTAAGAACTCTCAGAAAATCCGTGTGATGTTTGAGGGATTTGGTGTCTACACTACTGTGGCTGGTGTCACTAGTGTTTTTGCTACTAGCACTCACCGAGCCGCCGCTTGTGATGCATTGTTGCGATTGTCCTATGACCGCCGTATTGCTGAGGCTACACATAAGCCAATTCCTAGCGGTTTGGGTTACACTACTCGTGGTGTGCAAATACAGGTGGATTTACTATGAAATTAGAAACTGCAATTAAAGTACTACAAAAAGAATGTGAATTTTCTGGTGTTATCATACAGGAACTAATGGCTGATATCACTACACAAAAAGAAAATTATGGTTATACCAACTATCCTCAAAAAGTAGAGGAAGCGGCTAAAGTTTTCGAGACTGAGGGTAACTACTCCTTGTTGTAAAAATACAACAAAAAAACACTTGACAATTGTACCCATATGAGGTATACTGTAGTTTGATTAGTTGAAAAGGTGTCTATGAAATTACTTTCAGTCGGAAATCCCAAAGTCCTTAAAGGAATGTCGCAAGGTTACATGACCTACATTCTGCACCTAGCGCCAGCAAACCTGAGTGGTTACGAAA